ATTTGCTTCATATTTCATGTCTTCATGATGATACTTCCATATATAATCTATAAAATAATTCACTATTCGCAAATATTTATCATCAGTGTAACACAGTACTTTCATGGCGCATAATTTTGCATAAGTTAAACGCCAACTATTTTTCTTACGGTAAAAATATAAACCTGCAAACAATTTGTCATAATTAGGAACAAAAGTCCACATCCCATTAATAACATTATATTTGAAAGAAAAATTAAGAAATTTGGAATTTGTCAAATCAACAGCACCATTTTCATCTGCTAAATGTTTTTCTGTTTCAGGTTTCATAGTAAAACCTATTTCTAAAGCATGTTCTTCAAGTTTATTCCACAAAGGGTCGTCAGACATTTCACTATCATCTCCCATTGCTTGTACAGGAAGTGAGTCATATTTTATTATTAATTGCACTTCTGAATCACATTCATGAGCAAGATGGTATAACAATATTAACATAGTTACTAAAGTGTTATCCATTAAAGTATTTATACAACCGCTAGGATTACTGCCTATTTTGATACCCAAATTACCATCAATATCCAAAACCTGAGAATAAATTTTATTTGTTAAAAACCAATGTTTAAAATTGATATAACTTTCAGGTAAATTTAATAACTCATTTCTAATTTCATAAATGATTTCAAACAATTTAGGTGAAATTGAAGCTTCCATAGCACTAATATCATAGCATCGAACCTTACCTTTTGAATTTTTATGAGATAAAAAATATTGAGCGATGCTATTCCATCCTCCATAAAATATAGAACTCCCAACAGCAGACCAATTATTATTTTTTGACAGATCCAACAAAATCTCATTTTGTTTACCATATAACATAAGGCCTATTATATAACACAAAACATCACAACACAAAAAAGTGCGTTGTTTGCGTTTTGAAATATCATCTGCAATAATCTTTTCCAAAGACCTGATTTCTACTTTTGGTGAAGCTTCCCAAATTGTGTCTATTATTTTACCCAAAGCAACTTCAGAAATCCTATCTTTCAATTGTGGCAACCATTGCTCAAACACTTGCTTCTTTGTAGTGTAACCCATTCTTTTAAATAAATAACCAGGAGCAGCACCACCTTCAGCCATTGTAAGAGCTTCATCAATGCTAGCAACAGGACAATCAATAACCTTTGGACATGCCATTTTTATGATACGCCTCAAAGCATTTTTTGCCATATTTAACGCTGCTTTATTTGGGAACCAGGGTTTCTGTGTATTAAATTTAAGAAAATCATTTCTTAACATAGGTTTATTCACAGTACTTAAATAATGTTTCCTAGGAAGAGGAAAATTTTCTTTTTCTGCTAAATTAATCAATTCTTCATTATGATAATAAATTTCATCTTCATTGATATATTTAGGCAGATGGCCAACAACCAAGAACCTATCAGATTCGCCCAAAATTGGTGTTGGCACTATTAGTTTAAATGCTTAAAAGTTTGTTCGGTAGTTTGGTTTGTTTTCATTAATATTCCAAAATGATTATCTAAACTAATTGCATAATTCTCGCCTGTGGGTTTTACTGAACCACGATGCATCATTATCAAAGCTCCATCTGATACAGCATATATTGGCATACCTGAATAACTAGGACAGGTGGTAATACTATGTTTTGCATGAGGGACTATGGTCTCACCAATCTTACAATCTACAGCTAGAACTTTCCCGTATTTACACATAAGACCTTTACTATACGGAAGAACACCAACAATTTGCTCACCAAGTATTGGTGACCTAATCTTTTGATTATAAGCAATAGGTTTATTAACTAATTTATGAATGGCTTTACCACAATCTTGCTCTAATTCAACTTTAGCATAATCTCTTGAAAAATCACAATCCAAACTTTGTGCTGAAAAGGGATATTGATTACCATTCAATACAAAAATACATTCTGAGGGTATCAAATTGATTTCACCTTTACTATTAAACCACAAGTGTGCCATTGTATGAACATAACCAGCACCATAGACAGCAGGACCCCATCTAACTTCTGGTTTGTCACGCTTTGCAATATAACCAATACCTCTTAGCTCATATTTTTCTTCATTTTCACATGCACCAATGTGTTCTTCAAACCTTTTATTGTAAGGGGTAAAACCAAAATCCTTTGGATTAGATTTTGAGAAAGAAATACTCTCTCTGGTTTCGGGGCACAATAGACCTAATTTACGCAGTTCATCATTCAGTTTCTTAGCATCAGGTTTTTTCTTTTCCTTAACCCTGTTTAACCTTGCTTGTGTTTCAGCTATTTGAGCTCTCAATAATTGTTTTTCGTCTTCTGTTCTTTCATCTTTTTTAATACGAATTGGACATTTTGAAAAATCAATCTTACTTTCTACGGATAATGGTTGAAAAGAGGTAGGCCCAATAGGTTTTGCTATGCCCCATAAAAAATTTTTGACTTTATCTAGTGCAGAATTATTTGTATCAATAATATGTGTATCACTAGTTTCATAAACTGTTGAACTAATAAATTGATCTTTATCTAAAATCAAATTTCCTTCTGCAATATTTTGGTTAAAACAATCTTGACATAACACAGCACAGGTGTCAAACCAGTATTTCTTAGAAGACATCATAATTACGCTGGAAGATCCAGTTATCATATTCCAGCATCCGGTCGTTCCTGCTCCACCACAGCAGAGTCCATTAAAACCTGTTTTCATGCCTAATTTAGCCAGATCTGCATCTTGTGCACTCAAACAGCTGAAAGCGATTTTGCTTTCTAAAACTCTTTTATCCCTAGGATCTAATAAGTCAATTATCCACTCTTTATGATCAATCATAGCAAATTGGGCAGGATTAACAAATTGTCTACTTTCTTCTTTAAAATCATTTTGAAGCAACCATTGATATGCGTCAGTATCTTTGTGAATCCAGTAACCATAATTAAAATCCATACTTATACCTGGTTTCACCACTACTCTGTTTGCTGAATTATCAGGAATCATGGAGTATCCACCATCAATGGTAGCAGAGACTATTTCATCTTCAGCAGGAGCTATCATGTGAGCAAAAGGATAGGTTTCTTCCATATTACGTTGCATTTCTTCAAGTTGTTCAGGATTAGGGTTAAAATTATTTTGATATGGCTCATTATTGTGTACCAAGTTATAGGCTTCAATCTTTAAAGGTAAAAATTTTGTTGGCATACCATATTTATCAACTCTAGAAATTATACTATTAAACCATATTTTACCTTCAGTATCATCTTGAGCCCAAATTTGTTTAAGAATTGATGGTGATACATGCGTGTATTCATCTAACTTTGCTCTAACTATATCTGGAGGGAACAATCTTTTTTCCTCTAAATCTGAATCTAGCCTACTAAGTTCTACACTATGTAATGCTCTTTTCTGATTTATAGCTCTCAGTGTTGGAGCCCAGGTCCAATTTGTTGCAACAAAATCTTCAATAATTGAATGAAACATACCATCTTGACCCTTGTAACTATAATCTCCTTTCATATACCGTTTAAACTCAGTAACAGGATAAGGTTTTGAAATACTGCCATTGGCTCGAAAATACCTAGAGGCTTCGGAGACTAGCTGTAAATATTGTTGTTTAGTTTTGATAACATGAGAGACTATCTCTTCTCTATTAGTAGCTTTATTATATTTTCTGTATTGAAATTCTAAACCATTTTTAAGCAGGTGAAGTGTATCTAAGATTTTATTAATATCGTATGAAAGATATGTGTATTTAGCTTTATTAAGTTGCTGTTTTTCTACTAAAGTAAGTTCATCAAAGATTTGCTTAGCGGATCTGTTTTTGACTCTATTTTTTGCACCTTCTTTCTCATGCCTTTCTCTCTCTTCACCTCTATTATGACCATATTTTTGTTGCATACGATCTTTAGCATGTTCACCTCTGTGATGTCTCCCTTCATCTTCAATTTGTTTGTTTAATACATTTTCTTCTTTTTTCATATCAAAGATTTTTGAGCACCAATGACAATTTTTGAAATTACATTTTTCACCAATTGACGAATAAGGGCAAACACCAGAAAGGGTTTTATCACCAGTGTTTGACTCGGTAATAATTTCTTCATCTTTATCATACCAATAATAGGCTAAAGCTATCAAAAGAACTGAGATCATAGTGATCACTATATACATTTGCTTTTTAGTGTATCTTTCAAGATATGGTTTTACAAAATTTAAAATACCACACGTTTCTTCTTCAGATTTACAAATTACTTCAGTGACTTTTCCTGAAAAACTAGCAGCTGAATGTGCCACAAATTCTTGATCAGGGATTTTCTTATCTAAATGATCATAACTATCAACAGATTCTGGTTCTGATTCAGAATCAGATGCAACACCAATGTAACCCTGTTGTTTTCTACCACTCTTATTTAGTTCTAAAGCGTTATACCACACAACTTTCTTACGAATACCACTTTTAGTTTCTTCTTCAATAACCTTGGATTTGTAAGAAAAAGTAAATTGTTTTTCCTCAATGTTCTGTAAACTTAATGTTACTTTACCAGGTTCTTTTTGCTCTGAATTAATAACAGTAACTATTGCAAGACGAACTTGATAAGGTAATTCAATAAACCAAGATGGCATGTTTTTATCATTTTCTAATAGATATTGAACTAGAGGATGTGCATACTTATAAGGGTCTGCACATATTGCTTTCTTAGAAAAACTCATAATACCCAACGTATTTTCAGCTTTTTCAATAGCACAACGACTACATTTATTTTGAGAACCAGCTTTTCTATTTGGGCACCCTTCTTGATTACATGAAGGTTCAGCATCTCCAAAAATATCACGAGACCAGCT